AGGAGACAGAGTGCTGTCTGAAATTTCAGCACCTTGTGTGTGCCACGCTGCTGGAGTATTTAAGTCGCTTAATGGAATACTTAAATTCCCAGGAATGTTTAAAATTCTTACTTTGGATAGAAGTCCTTGTTCCTTCTGGATACCTTCTACTACCTGCTCATACACGTTGGTCGGTATAGCGGCAGATCCTGTAGTTGTGGTTACGAGGTCTCTTTGTTCCGGCGTTGCTGTTCCTCTCATAACCTCATAAAAGGCCTCTCTATATTCTTTTGTTGCTCTGAAATCGTCGTTCATGTCCTCTCCACCTCTTTTGTTCATTTCATAAGTCTGTACGTTAAATTTTCTACCTTCAGGTAAAAGATCTTTTTCTAGCGTATCTCTTTCTTCTTGAAATTTTTTCAATTTATCCTCTAAATCTCCCAATTTCTCGACCGGCGTGGTCCTTATCTCCTCCTCAAGTACTTTGCGCTGCTCCTGTATTTTTTTCAATGCAATTCTAGCTTGTAAGTCGCGTTCTTCTTGCTGTCTTTTGAATTTATCAATAAACATTTTTGTATTCACCTCTTGCTGTTCTACGCTTCTTGCCTCCGCCTGATCATGCTCCCACTTTCAGTTTTTCCGCGTAAAATCATTATTTTATTAAATGCCCTCCGGCATTATAAACTCTTCACAATCATTAAAAGTCTTTCTCTTAGCGCTTCAGCTTCACTTCTTTTTTCAAAAAAGCTCCTTGCATGAAGGCTGGTATCTTTATACGCAGGCCTGTCGACTATAGCAACATCCCACACTCTCTCTATTTTCTTTATGGTCCTCGTTCTTGTTTCCGGATCGTATTCGTCTCCTCCTGGCGCTAGCGTGAAAGCAAACGACATTTTATCGTAAAAACCGTTTTTTATGCTTTCCCAAAGGTCGCGGCCTACCGAGTTCTTGCTTAGATCAGCTTCTATGTACAGGCCGTCAGCCTGTCTATTAAGCATTAGAGTTCTGTTTTTAGTCTTAGCTGCTGCAGGGCCTTCATGGTTTAAATTCAAAATTACATCGTCCATTTCAGCGCTGTCTAGCGCTCCTGGAGCTATGATCTCTTTATACTCGTTACCTGCTTCATCTCTCCACAATACTGTAGGTGAGTTGAAAACTACAGGCCTGCCTTCTACGGTCTTATCTTTTTTTTCTACCAAGTCAAAAGATCTGTACTGTCTAGTATCTGGCGTAAACATATTATCTACCTCCTGTAGGTCTTTTCTTGGATTCGGCTATGGCTGCTAAAATTTTCAAGGCATCTATAGTTATTTTTTCAAATAGCTTGATTTCTCCGTTTTTAGATCCTTTGTATATTTTTAAAAGCCTTTTTGTTTCTTCTCTTACGTTTTTCCAGCCTGTCTCGGTTATCCCGGAGTATATCTCCTGGATCTCCATGTGGGCTTCTAGGGCCTCCCTTACAAAGGCGCTTTTATTATCCGTAAAATGAGAAAGTCTTTTATATGTTTTCTGGTCCACTCTTAAGTGTATTACTTCTGTTTTAGCTTTCTTAGGCATTAGTATCCTCCTCTACACCCACACTCTTAAATGCGAGTTGTTTTAAAATTAAATCAAAGGCCGGAGAAAATTTAGCATCCCCGCCGTTTATATCCCAAATATCAACAACGCCCATAACTACCGCGCCTGTTCCTGCAGGGGTATCTATAATGCTGGCTGCTACCCCGGAGTTGCTCATATAGTTTTTTACTGCTTTTAGCTTCTGCAGCAAGACTGCATCGAAAGCCTGCACGCTATCTGGTATGTTTAGGCCTGCTTTACATTCAATTAAAAGTTCAGAATCTGTCACTTGTACCGCCTCGCTTTTGTATTACGCTTTTTTATATTGTATCACGTTAATTATACAGGTGTCAACAACGAGAAATTAGAAAAAACCCCCTATTTTTAGGGGGCTAGGTCCTATTTAAAATACAGGTTATCTGTCTTGACTTTTAAAAATAAGGCCAGCTTTTTCGCTTATAGTCATCGAGCCTGGATCTTGTTCCTAAGATAAATAGTTTTCTGTGGTTACTCCTAGTTCAGCAGCTATCTGCTCCGGAGTCAGCTCCTTTTCTATTCGGTGTTGCCTTAAGGTTTTGGCTGAAAAACAAAGGTCCTATTTTATAGTCCGGTATATCTAGTATGTCAGCCAGCACTCCGGCCTCTAAAAGGTTTAAATCGTATTCTCCGTTTAGAAGAAGATCCACTTTTTTCTGATCCAAGCCCAGGGCGTCGCTTAGATCTTCAGGTCTTACTTTTCTGCTGTTCATCTCTCTTTGTAAAAGTTCAATATCTATCATGGTGTTACCTCCTATGAATTTATTTAAACTTATTATACTACGTCATTTAATGTAAGTCAACGTTATTTTATATAAATAAAGCGCCCTTTTTACAGGCGCTGTTGTTCCGGCTTGAATTCATCTTTTGGGGCTTGGGGTACATGCTTAGGTTCATAAAGGTCAAATCTTGGTTTGTATTTAAACTCGCAGGTGAAGTAAGGCTTCCCGTTTCTGTTTTTCAAACATACCAGCTCTATGCTCCGCGGCGTTTCGTCTTTTGCTTTTTTCAATCTCTCTCTTTTTTCTATGATTTTTTTGCTCTTTATAAAAACTTCCTCGTTCATGCAGCTGAGCTGCAAGCCCCATACTACGTCTGCGCTGTACTCAATCCCTCCGGACTCTTTAAAGGCTTCAAAGTCTATAGGTGCTAGGTAGTTCCCTCGGTTTAAGCTGCTTATTACAATAACCGGAATGTCCAGGTCTCTACTAAGCCTTTTAAGGCCGGTTACGTTGCTGTCTATTCTTTGCTTGTCACTTTGCCTTGGATCTCCCGGGAGTATCTGGAGATAATCCACAATCACTATAGGTTTGCAGTTGTTCTCCTGGGCGTAGCCTTCTACCATGCTGCGCAGTTTCAAAACCGACACATCGAAGTTACCCTCTATTACCGTAAGCCGTCCGGCGTAGCTGCTGTAGTCTCTTATGGCTTCTGTGACTTTTAAACCACTTACACCTTTTCTTATCTGGGCGCTTGTTATGCAGTTTCGGTCCTCCTCTTTTGTGGCTATTATCCTAGCTATGCTTTTGGATACTAGTTCGAATTGGCTTTGCTCCAAGCTGAAAAATAAAACGTGTTCTCCGGATTCCGCTAACTGATCCGCCATCTGGTGTATAAAAGTTGTTTTTCCTACCGAGCTTATCCCTCCTAGGACATAAAGCCCGGGGTATAAACATCCTAGTTCCCGGTCCAGGTTTTTGTATCCTGTTTTTCTGTCGCTGTATGATAGTGCCTTTTTTAGGTCCTCTCTAAAATTCTTTTTTAGGTAGTCTCCTACGCTAGATCCTATGTTTGTGTCCTCTTTTTTAAAGTCCTCCTCCGGCGTACCTCTTTGCGGCGGTTTGTATGTTTCTGTCAAACCTTCTATTGCTTTTTTAATCGTTCCGCTGCCGGTCCTATCCCATTTCTCCGCGTAGAGTGCGCTGGCTCTAACCAATCTATCTATCTGACCTGGATCTTGCGTGTAAAAAGCTAGCATATTGCACAAGGCTAGTCTCGCTTCGCTAGGGCTTGGGTATCCTTCTATGTTCCCTTGTCTATAAAGCTCCTTGAATTTAAAACCGTTAGCTGCAGATTCCGCTATTCTTATAATTTCGCGGTCGCTTAAATCTAGCGATCTAGTTTTCGGTTTTTTCTTTTTACTCTTTTTAGGCCATATGTTATAATATACTTGATTCAATTCTTTCTGGCGTTCTTTTATACCAGGGCTGGTTTTCTCCAAAAGTTCGCCGGTTAAAGCAAAATATCTACCATGGTTATAATTTTCGTAAAAGCCTTTACGTTTACGTTCCCCCGGGAGCTGGCCTTTTACTAAAATATGAAAACCTTGGCCGCTCTGACTTATTTCGGTGTAGCTGTTTAGCGCCTTAATAATTTCCAGAGCTTCTTTTTTTATTTCCCCGGTTTTCGGGTTTCTTACCTTGTCTAAATCTACGCCGCAGTATGGATCGTCTTTTGTAAAAACGAAACCTACGCCTTTTGCGTCCCCCATTATGCAGGACTCTACAGCTTCGTCGTAGGTGCTCCAGGTCTCTGGATCATCTACCCGCGCCATAAATCCTTTAGGATTGTGTGGGATTTTTTTGCTGTCCTTCCAGACTACCCATTGCTTTTTTTCTGTTAGCTCTTTTGGGATGTTGTTTAATTTCATTTTTTTTGCTTCTCCTCTCTGTGGTTTTTCCACAATCTTTTAGGAAACGGCCCGCCCTTAGAAAGGGCCGTTTTGTTTCTAATACTTACGTATACTTCTCCATTTTTTTGGCTTTCTCTGTACCTGTTTATTCTTGTGGGTTTAAGTCGGTTTTTTTGAAGGTCTTATGTAACCACTTGTTCCCCCTAATGTAACCACTTGTTCCCCCTAATGTAACCACTTGTTCCCCCTATGTAACCACTTGTTCCCCCTATAACTTTATGAAAATGCCGTGTATTTTTCGTCCTTTTTTCACCTCCCGATAGCTTTTTATGTACTTTTCTTTTCTCCAATGATCTAGAATTATTTTTGTATGTTTTCTTAGTTTTGCTTGTTTGTTTCTTAGTGAGTTTGGGCTGCTTGTTTTTTCCTCCGCTTTTAATTCGCTGTATAACGTTTCGTATTTTATGTTTCTGCTGGTGCTCTTTGAGTTTTTCATTCTTGCTATTCTCCTGGAAAGGTAACCTTGCAGCATTATAATTTCTTTTGTTTTAACTACTGGACTGTTTAATAATTTTATGGGTATGGTGGCCACCTGTTTTTTTGCTAATGCGTACCGGTAAAGAACCGGCGTGTTTTTTATTCTTAGGCAGGACACAAATTGTCCGTTTAGTTTTACGCCCCAGCCTTCAGCTGCTAGTAAATTGTCGCTATAGCTGAATTCTAGATTGTGGTCGTAGTTGTATTTGCGCTCCTCGCTGCAGTCGATTTTTACTAGGCTGGTCCTGCATCTGTTCAGGCTTTTTTCTATCTCATTCGCTTGGTTTTCAGATAGCCTGGAATTAGGATCTCCGGTTATAACCCTGTAGATCATCTGGTTAGTTATGAATTCGTTTCCTTCTGCATAGAGCGTCACTACCGCTGCGTGCACTTCTCTATCGTAAGCATTTAGCTTGCCGCTTATCTCTATGGAGCTTGAGTCTAAATCCACAAATGATAGTGTGGTTACCGTCTGTGCGCTTCCCTTTTTCTCCATGGCCACTTTTTTAGGTCTGCCATGCAGCTTGCCTTCAAATGATAAATTGCTTATTTTATCTAGAGGTGCTAGAAAATTTGAAGGGTAGTTCGTTGTTATGTCCTCCGTTTTCATGCCGTAGCGTTTTATTAAATTTGTTATCACTTCCTCTCGTCGTTTAGGATCTGCTATTTCGTCTCCAAAATCCAGGAATACTTCCAGGGCCTGTTTTAGTTCCTCCGGCGTGCCTTCCTCCACCAGGAGTTGTTCTGCTAGTTTATCTGCTGCTGCCTTCATTCTTTGTCACCTCTATTTAGTAATCTATCCCACCAGCTCGGACCTTTAAGCTTATCTACCTTTTTCTCCAGGTCCTCTATTTCTCCTAGGAGTCTATCTTCTACTTCCTGGAGTTGGGCTTCGTACTCCTCCATTTTGCGTCTTTGGTCTGCTATAAGTGCTAGGCTCTCGCCTATTGTCTCTAAATACTGCTGCTGCTGTTTTGCTGCTACTGTATCTGTTTCTACTAGACTGTGGTCTATAAATGCTGTAAATGTAGACCTTAGCGCCTTTTCTACATTTTCTGCGCTTTCATTGTTTTCGGCCATTTTCCTAATTAAGAGCAGCACTTCCACAGCTTGTTTTTCGTATCTTTTTTTACGGCCTTCACCCTTGTAAGGGAAGTATATTGGCCATTTATCCCGGTAGTATCTCACCGTACTTGGCGGTATTCCTGTTACTTCTGCCAGCTTAGCCAGCGTGTAAAGTCTCCCCATGCTCCACCTCCATTTTTTAAATTTTCTTTTTATGTGCCTCCGGAAACTACGGACACACCTTTAGTTTCTGAAGTCTTGTTATTTTTCAAAAATTCTCAAAAACTGTCAAATGAATTTCAAAATTTTCACTTCATGCGCTTCTGCTAACCCTCTCTGTCGGTTTCCCTTGGAGGGTGTACAACATTTAGACCGGGGGGTGTTCTTAAGCCTCTATCAGTTTATAAAACTTTTTAGCTGCATCCTTTAGCCCGTCCATGAAATAAGATCCTTGAGACCATCTGTCTCCGCTGAAGCCATGGCCTATTAAAGCTACTCCGTCCTCTCTAAGAAGTAGGACGTCGGTCCTTGATTCCTCTTGTTTTATATCAAGGATCGTGTAGGCTGTTCCTCCCTGGTTAAACTGTTTAGGTTTATTCATCTTCACCCCTCCTGTCGTGCTCCTTTATTACCTCGCTGGCCTTGTTTAAAACTGACGCTTCGAAGGCTTTAAAATCTTTTTTTAGTATCTCCATTTTCTGCTTAAGCCGCTCTATGTCTTTTTCGTTTTGTTTTTTAAGTTCACTTAGCTCTTTTTTGTTCATTGCTTTTTCTCTTGGCTTTCGTCAGCCTCTTTTAAAAAATCGTATATGGCGCTTTCTGGCACTCTCCAGATTCTTTGGCCTCCCATCTTTAAACCTTTTAAAAGGCCATCTCTTAAATATTTTCTTACCATTGCCGGGCTTGTATGTATGATCTCCGACACCTGACCTACCGTGTAAAATTTTTCCATGGTGCTACCTCCTATTTGTTTTTCTTTATCATACTATATTAATTAACGTTAATCAATATAAATTTTAAAAATGTTTGTATACATCAGGCTCTTATTTCGCTTTTAACGGTTTTTTGCCTGTCAGACTACCTATGCCTTGCTTATGTTATTGAAAATTAATAAGAGCATAAGAAATTTGTTTGTGGTAAAGCAAAAGCAGACAGGGTATCACACTCCTATCTGCTCCTGTGGGATTTTCTCGTTTTAAAAGCCTGGGCTTGAAAGGATAGGGTTTTAAAAGAGAAAACAATGATGTCCCTTAATTTAAAAGGGTTTTATATAAACTCATAAAGAGTCTATAGCTTTGTAATGTTTTGTAGCTTGTTTTACGTTTAGGACGTCCAGTGTAGAGTCTAGCTCCTCCTGCAGGTCCTCGAGCTTCTCGCTGATGTTTTCTAGGTATTCTATTACTTCGTCTAAAGTCTGTAGATCCATTTTAAAACACCGACTATGAATTTATTGTCATTTTAACAAAAGCGCCGGTTACTGGTTTTCCGTCTACTACGGCTAAACCTCTCAGCTTGATAGTTCCTGTTGTAAATCCGGCCTCTTTAGATCTGTCTATCTTGATCGGCGCACTAAAGTTCACGATATAGTTTTTAGGATCTCCTAAATAAACCACATCGTCTGGCGCGAAATCGTCCACTATAAATGCTTTTTTACCTGGGTATTTATCGTCTGCGAATAAAACATTTCCGTTGGCGTCTCTTGCTCCTGCTACGTACTTGTAGTATGTTGCGCTGTTTCCTATGAAGGCTGCGTTTTTCCTGTAGTTGCTAGGAAGTAACGCTAAAGCCTGAACAGCTAAGTCCACAATATCTGTGCCGCTTACGCTGTTTGTAGCGTCAAAAGATAAATTGTTTATGCCTAACGGCTGATCTGATCCTGTTCCTGCAAAGATAGATCCGTTCAATCCGTCGCCCATTGTTCTTATAAGCTCCTCTACTAGGTATTTTTCGTACCCAGCCATGCTCATCGCGCTTGTTGCTGCTGAAAAACTGAACAGCTTAGCTAGTTCGTAGCCTTTAAGTTCTAGGTTTCCAGGAGGCAGAGTGCTGTCTGAAATTTCAGCACCTTGTGTGTGCCACGCTGCTGGAGTATTTAAGTCGCTTAATGGAATACTTAAATTCCCAGGAATGTTTAAAATTC